GCAACTTATAAGAACTATCTGGATAAAAATTATGAAAGTCTAATGCGTGATGCAATGTCTGAGTTTACAGATCAGAGTGCATTGGCCTATGGTCCTCGTAATGTTCGGAGGGCTGGTCCGACAGAGTATCAACAGTATCTGGATAAGTCTTCAGGATTCAAAAGTACAATGGATACTCAAAGCGAATTAATTAAAACCAAATCTGCTGAATTGGGAATTGATCCTGAAACTGGAAGTAAAACTGGATCAGGAGTTTATGGAGAAATGTCTGAAGTAGAATCAGAATGGGACACCAAGATTGGAAAACAGGAAAAAGAAATCTCAGAAATCTATAGACCAGCACATACTGGTGCAAAGACTGCGTTGACTGCATTGACTGCACGAATCAAGAAATATGAACTCTTAGGACTTGCAGATCAAGAACCTAAAAAGAATCCAACATACAGAAAGCCTCAGATGGGTTATGGGGCTGGTTATCTAAGAAGATCCGCATAAGGAGGAACTATGTCCTGGTTAACAGAATTTGCAAAAACTGGGAAAGTTAAAGACCCAGCATGGAGAGGTAATTTCGGTGAAGTCAAACTGCAAGATTTGAATAAAAGTCTTGAGCAAGCTTTTCAGCCTCCAGAAATGAATATTCCAGAATATTCACATGATGAAAATGTCGGAGCTAATTATGTTTTAAGACATCTAAGGGAAGGAGAAACAGGAATTGATTCTTTATTTCGTGCAGATAGCGGTATTCATAAGTTGACGGAAAATATTGGAATTACAGGAACAGAAATAAGAAAGTATCTGCAAGATCCTGATAAATATCATGATATGTGGGGTGGTAAACTTACTAAATGGTATCAAAAACAAATGGGTTTAAATGATGACGATGATGATGATGACGATGATGATATCAGAATTAACGGAGATAAAAACGGAAACGGAAACGGAAACGGAAACGGAAACGGTAATGGAACTGAAACTACTGATGCAACAGGTGGAGAGGGTGATTTAGATACTCCAGCAGCATCTCAGGCTTTAGCAGCCTTGATGCGTAGACGAATGAAAATGAGACGGGGCAGAAGTTCTACAGTCCTCACAGGAGGAGCAAGAATAGGTAGAGGCGATAAGAAAACAATGGCTTATGCTTAATGACTTGGGTTCTCAGCTTATTGCTGAGTATGAAAATCTGAAAGGGAATCGGCATAATTGGGAAGCTCAATGGCAAGAGATTGCAGAGCTTATGATCCCAAGAAAAGCCGATTTCACTGCAACGCATTCTACAGGATCTGAACGTAGAGAAAGCATCTTTGAATCGACTCCTGTTCAGACATTGACTCGATTCTCCTCGGGGTTGCACAATACGTTAACTTCTTCGAGCATACCCTGGTTCACCCTGAAAGTAGACAGGAGACTTGAAGGAGACCGTAGAGTGCAGCTCTGGTTGGAAGAAACAACAAGGATTCTTCAGGATAGTTTCAATCGACCTTCTGCAAATTTTCATCCAAGTGCTCATGAGTATTATCTTGATCTGGGAGCATTTGGAACTTCAATCATGGAAATCCGTGATATTCCAGGCAGAGGTCCGTATTTCAGGTCATTCCCTTTATCAGACTGTTATCTTGCAACCAATGCATTGGGAAGGATCGATACTTGTTTCAGACATTATGAACACACTGTAAAAGAACTCATTGAGCAGTATCCGATGCAGAAGCTACCGGATTCTGTGAAGCAGAAGGCAGAGAAGAATAAGTTATATGATAAAGTCTCATGCCTTCATATTGTGAAGCCTCGGAAACAGGCGATTACTGGTTCCATGAGATCCCAACAACAGAAACCTTTCATGAGTGTTTATATGCTTTTTGAGTCAAAGCATATTCTCAATGAAGGTGGATTTGACGAATTCCCATTCGTCTGCAGTAGATGGGAGAGAAATTCTCAGGAAATCTATGGAAGAGGACCAGGAATCAATACACTTCCAGATGTTCGTATGCTCAATGAAATGGAAGCCACCTATCTGAAAGCACTTCAGAAAACCGTTGATCCTCCCTTGATGCTTCCCCACGACGGTTTTCTTTCACCCGTGCGGACAGTTCCAGGTGGCTTGAATTACTATCGTGCTGGATTAAGTCCTAATGAACGTATAGAAGCGTTTCCGATGCCAGGACGGTTGGATTGGGCAGAGAACAAGATGGGTCAGGTGCGAGAAGCAATTGGAAGAGGATTCTTCCTTGATACTCTGGAGCTCCCTGGTCCAACTGCTGCAGATGGAGATGTGATGCGTTTCACTGCAACTGAGATTGCAGCAAGGCAGAGGGATCGTCTACAGATCTTAGGACCGATTGTTTCCAGACAGGAGATTGAATTTCTTGGTCCAATGATTGAGAGAACCATGTTTATCCTCATCAAAAACGGTATGGTTCCTCAACCTCCACCACAACTGATGCAATCAGAACTTGGTGTTGAATATATGAATCCGGTATCGATTGCAATGAGATCCTCAGAATTATCAAGTATTGGACAACTGATGCAGTTTGTAACTCCATGGGCTCAGATTGATCCATCAATTCTGGAACGATTCGACAGTGATAAACTTCTGGCATTGGCTGCAGAGATATTACGTGTACCTCTTTCTGTACTCAAGAGTGAAGAACAATTGACTGCAGAACGAGAACAAAAACAGATGATGCAGATGCAACAGCAACAACTTCAACAGACCCTTGCATTAAGTGAGGCCCAAGAGCGAGATGCTAGTGCGACTGCAAAATTAGCTCATGCGGAGGCAGCGCTTGCTTCTACGTGAGAAAAGGAGGAAAGCCCTTTATGACGAAGTATTTAAATCTGATACTGGCCGTAGAGTGCTTTCTGATCTTGCTGCTGCTAACTATGTTTATGCAACAGCATTTGTCCCTGGAGATCCCTACATGAGTGCGTTCCGAGAGGGTAGACGAGCCGTAGTGATCGATTTAATTAACTATTCAGACACCTCAATTGAAGAATTGATGAAAATCTATGGAGAACAACGAAGCAACGACAACTCCTGAATCTCAAGAGACAGGAACCGAAGCAGTAGAAGCTCCAGCACCTACAACGCTTACAGGTGCTCCTCTGGCAGAACCCGAGATTCCGCAAGGAACTTATAATGCTTGGGATAATCTTTCAGATGACTTGAAGCAGGAACCAAGTTTAAGAAACTTCATGAACTCAGAAGATCCCCTGAATGCAGTGGCTAAATCTTATGTTCATGCAGTTAAAAAAATGGGGGTTCCACCAGAACAAATGATTCGTCTTCCCAAAGAAGGCGAACCAATGGATGACGTTTATTCAGCATTGGGAAGACCTGATAATCCTTCAAACTATTCCAGTTTGCCTGATAGTGATGATTTCAAACCTGTTCGAGATGCATTCTATGAAACAGGATTGACGGATTCCCAGGCAAAGAATGTCTTGGATATTTATATGAAAGGCATGGAAGAAGTTCAGGAAGAACAGACAGAACAATTTGAAAAGGAACGTGTCCAAAATAAACTCGCCATTCAACAGGAATGGGGTGCAGATTATCAGCGTAATGCAAATCTTGCACAGAGGGCATTCAACCAGTTTGCACCCAAAGAGGCTATATCTCTGATGGAAGAAACTGGAATCGGTGAACATCCTGCAATGTTGAAAATGTTTTCAAACATCGGGTCAATGCTTGCCGAAGATAATATGCTTGCTCCTGCAGACGGACAGTTTAATTCAATGTCTCCTGCTCAGGCTCAAGTATCCATTAAGGATAAGCAAGCAGATCCTGAATTCATGAAGCGTTATATGGATGCAAAGCATCCTGGTCATAATGATGCTGTTAAAGAAATGAAGAAACTTTATGAACTGACTTAATTTAAAGTCGTTTAAGCCAACCTACCACCTACGGATTCGGGTAATTCTAAATAGAATCCGTTATTGATCGTAGGTCTGTGAATCCTGGAGACAGGGAAATTCCGAATGATGTTGGCAACTAACCCAAAATCAATGGATTTCTATGTCGGTAAATATCACAGACCAAATGGTCAAAATGTATTCGGACAATGTTTCCTTGCTTGTTCAACAGGAAGGATCTCGTCTGAGAAATACTGTAAGGCTTGAAACCGGAAAAGTCGGTGAAGAGTATTACATGGATCGGCTGAAGAAGACTTCAGCACAACTCATCACGGCACGACATGCCGATACTCCCTTAATTGATACCATTCATGATCGAAGACGGGTAACACCGCTCGATTACGATTGGGGCGATTTGATTGATACAACGGATGTTCTGCGTGTTCTTGCAGATCCTCAGTCGATGTATGTCAGAAATGGTGCAGCAGCAATGTCTCGTGCCATGGATCAGGTTATCATCGATGCAGCATTTGCTGATGTATCAGTTGGAAAAGCAGCAGGATCAACCTGTTCCTGGCCTGCATCTTCAATTGCTTCTGATGGTAATCCTGAAACTGCAGCAGTATCCAATGGAGGTGTAGCAGGACTTGTTCGTGTCAATAACACTCCGTATGGAGGTGACAATACTGCTAATACCAGCATGACTGTGGATAAGCTGATTGCTGCACGGAAGATTCTGATGGAGAACGAAGCTCTTCATTACAACGAAGGACAAGATCCAAATCTGTTCATTGTTTGTACTGCAGATGAAATCGCCAGCTTGCTCAAAACAACCCAGGTTGGATCAGTTGATTACAACTCGGTTAGAGCATTGGTAGAAGGACGCGTGGATACCTTTATGGGATTCAGGTTCATTCAATCCGAACTCGTCAATACTCGGACTTTGTCTACCGTAAACTCAGAGACACCAACGATTAACCGTTGTATTGCCTTTCATCGTGATGGCCTTGGCCTTTGCGTATGGAGAGACATTACTGGTCGATCCGATCCTCGTCCTGATAAGCGTTATGCAAACCAACTGTACCTGACGATGACCATTGGCTCCGTTCGCCTCGAAGAAGACAGAATTGTCGAAATCGAGTGCAAACAAGATGCTTAATCAATAACCCGAACCATAAAGGAATAATATGGCCGTTACTGCTAATATTGGGTCCAAGACCGGAAGCTTTGTAACAAGCAGCCCCTTGGCATCCTCTGCAAGCATGGTTGAGCCTATTGCTGTACTCGATTCCCGATTCAGCTATGGCAAACTGCGAATCTCAGTTGATACCGTGACTACGGCTTCTGATGATTCTGCAACATCAACCTATCATCTGGCTCGCATTCCCTCGAATGCGATCATTCTTCCAACATCAACCATTTATTGGGATGATCTGACATCTTCAGGATCTCCAACTCTTGATGTCGGCCTTTGGGCTACCAAAGAGAATTGGAATGCCATCACTGCAGAATTGACTGCAGGATATGATGTTGATGCACTTACTAATGGGCTTGATTGCACATCAGCAGGCAGTGCATCTCTGATTAGTGATCATACCGCAGGTATTCTTCCAGCATGGGATCACATGGCTTCGGTCACTGCTGATCCAGGTGGAATGCTGGACATTAAAGTGTCGATTCTTGATGCAGCAATCAACAATGCTGCTGAAATCACACTTTGCGTTCACTATGTAGTTGAGTAAGGAGGACACATGGCATCTCAAGTAGACATCTGTAATATCGCTTTATCTAACCTGGGTGATCAATTAATCACAAGCATGACAGAAGCGAATTCAAGAGCGAGGGCTTGTAACCTCCGTTTTGATGATACAAGAGATGCTGTTCTTCGCACTCATCCTTGGAATTGTGCAACTTCCAGGGCAACTTTGGCAGTTTCAGGTACTCCGAATTGGGGTTATTCCAACTCCTTTGCGTTACCTACAGAATGCCTTCGTGTTCTGGAAGTAGACGATCCTGATCAAGAGTGGAAGATAGAAGGAAGGAATATTGTTTCTGACGGCAGTTCGATTAAAATTCGTTACATCGCCCAAGTTACGGATACCACCCTTTTTGATGCCACTCTGATTCAGGCAATTGCGCTGAGACTCGGCTATGAAATAGCAGAAACCTTGACAGGCAACCTCGATCTGAAAAGAGAGATGTGGCAAAAGTTCCAGTTTGCTTTGAGTGAAGCTAGATCCAATGATGCAATGGAGGGAACTCCAGAGAAGATTGAATCAGACGAATTCATACTGGCAAGACGAGGCTATTCAAATAGACGGAATATCAGCACTCCATCGACAGGATATTCGTATAGCTGATGGCACGGTTTAAAGCGGTTCAGTCACGTTTTACCGAAGGTCAGGTATCTCCCAGGTTCCAGGGTCTTGTAGATGAGCCGACATATGCTGCTGCTCTCAAGACTTTAAAGAACTGGGTGGTTCTGCCCCAAGGCTCTGTTACCAGAAGACCAGGAACGTATTATGCTGCTTCCACTAAGTCTGATGGTCAGGTAAGACTGATTCCTTTTAATTTTGGTGCTGGTGATTCTTATATTCTGGAGTTTGGTGCAACCTACATCCGTTTCTTCAAAAATGGTGCAGTTCTTTATGAAACTGGATCAATAACCACGGCTTATGAAATAAGTACGAATGTACCCTGGTCGGCATCGGAGCTTGATGACATTATCTTTACTCAATCTGCAGACATCATCTTTCTTGCCCATCCTGATTATAAACCCAGGAAACTGACAAGGACTGCTGATGATTCCACTGCAGGGAGAGCTTCTGATGACACGCTTTGGACCGTTACAGAGATAGATTTTGAAGATGGACCATGGGCTGATATTAATCAGACAACAACAACCATGTATGCAAGTGAGCATGGAACCAGCATTAGCACTGTATCTATTGGTGAAGCATACGTTGATGAAACAGAAAGCTGGCTTCAATTAAAGAATCATGGATTGTTGGATGGACAAACAATTTCTGTAACTGCATCAGAAGAAACTTATCATCCAAAATCTCAGGCATATTATGTTATTAATGCAACAGCTAATACATTCCAGTTATCAGAGGGTTTAACTTCAAGAGCTCCTGATCCTCCTGTTACATTTCATGCAAGTAATACAGATGTAACTGTAACAGTAAGTACCAAAAAGTTTGACAAGGATGATTATGTCAAACTAACTGTATCCGGTGCTTATTTTGATGTAACAGGATCTACCACAACATCAACCATCAATTCTGTATCAACAACTTATTATGCATCTTCTACAGATGTAGGTCGTTTAATCCGTATCAATCCCATTCCATCAGAACAGATAAAATGGGGTTATATGAAAATAACTAATGTTTTATCAACAACGGTTGTTATCGGGACATGTGTTAAGGATATAGTTGCTTATGGATCTGGAACTGCGACTACCGAATGGAGGATAAGTGCATGGGGTTCTGCAGACGGTTGGCCTCGAACTGTTGATATATATCAGCAAAGGCTGGTATTTGCAGGAACTGCTCTTTATCCACAGACCATCTGGTTTTCAAGATCAGGTGATTTCTATGATTATGCACCTACTGAAACTGCTGGTATTGCATCCAATGACTATTCTGCAACAGGAGCCCGTATTGTTGCAGATCAGATCAATGATGATAATGCCGTAACACTGACCATTGATTCGGATACAGTTGACCGCATCAATTGGATTATAGCAGGAAAGAAACTGTCATTAGGAACGACAGGAGGAGTATTCAATCTCTATGGTACAGAGACTTCCTATACTCTCACTCCTTTTAATTTCACGATTGAAAAAGCAACTTCTTATGAAGTCGCAAATCAGACCAATGCAGTTCAGATTGACCAGAATCTTCTTTTCATTCAAAGAGGTAAAAGAGTAGTCCGTGAAATCCCATTCACTCAACAAGAAGAAGGACAAAAGACTCTTGATGTAACCGTCAGAGCAGAAGACATTACATTAAGTGGAATAAAGAAGCTTGTTTTCCAGAAACAACCGAATCATCTGGTTTGGGGTGTATTGGATAATGGGAAACTCGTTGCAATGACTTATGTGAATCAATTCAATATGTTTGCATGGTCAACTCATGAAATGGGAGGAACCTTCAATGGAACTGATAGAAGCATTGCAGTTGTTGAAGACATAGCATCAATTCCCACTTCAACCCATGATCAGGTATGGATGGTTGTGAAACGAACCATCAATGATGCAACAAAACGCTATGTCGAGTATTTTGAACGGTTCTATGATCAAAACGATATTGTTCCTGCAAAAGCACATTTTGTAGATTCAGGATTGGAACTGAATCAAACGATACAGGCATCAAGTGCAGATATTACACTATCTTCAGTTTCTTCAAGTGTGATGACATTTGGTGCAGTGCATGGTTTATCTGCAGGAGATTTGGTTGGATTTGAATCAACCAGGGATCTCCCTACCGGATTGGAAACAGATAAGATTTATTATGTTTTAACATTAAGTAAGACAACAACTGTAATCAAGGTTGCAACAAAACCTGAATTTACAGATGCAACATGTGATACCGATCACTCTGCTGGAGCAGGAAGCACTTTTGGAAGTAATCCTAAAATCATACGAATGGATAATACCAGTGCAATCACGGCTGGTATGCGAGTCACTGGTACTGGAATTCCTGCTTCTGCAACCGTCAGTTCTGTAGATAGTGTAACGCTATTTACTTTATCTGCAGATACTACTGCAACAAATGCAAATACTACTCTGACATTCTGGACTGAGGATGTAACCGTTTCAGATACAGGTACAGGCACAGTAACTATTCTTGAGTACACAGGTACTGTTTCTAATTTAACTCACTTAGAAGGCCAATCTGTTGACATTCTGGGGCAATCTGCAGTTCAGCCTTCCAAGACAGTCGCAAGTGGAGCAATTACTCTTGGAACAAAAGTTACCAGGGCAAGAGTTGGATTAACTTATACTTCTGATCTGGAAACACTTCCATTAGCAAGAGAACAGAATCTTTATATGTTGGGAGCCAAAACAAGGCTTCATCAGATTTCCATCAAATTACTGGAATCTATGGGTATTGAGATTGGAGCCGATAGTGATGGTTTGGATCAAATGATATTCAGACAGGGTTCTGATGCAGCAGGAGAAGCAGTCCCATTATTTACTGGAGTTAAAGTATTCCGTGTTGGCAATCAGACATTTGATGAAGGATCGGTATTGGTTCGTGTGACCCAACCGTTTCCTGCAACTGTTTTATTTATTGGAATAGATTATTCCAGCAATGATCTGAGAGAGTCATGAAAGTTTATACTGAAGTTGTCTGGAAGTGGGATGATGCCAAGAAAGAATTGGTTGAAGAATCATCCAAATCCTATGAATACGAAGGTCCAGTGGTTCAAGCCTGGACTCAATATGTTGCTCTGGGGTTGGCTTTATTAAGTGCTTATGGAGGACTTAAAGGAGCAGCAGCAAATAAAAAAGGCTCTAAAACCAAAGCCAAGATGATGCTCAATCAGGCCGGTGAATATGAACGCTATGCAACAGAATTAGAAGAAAAAGGAGATGAACAGGCTGCACATTTCATGACAAGAGCTAGGGATCTCAGAAAAGCCTATGAGATGCGGGGGTCTGCAGAGATTGCTTTAAGTGTTGCACAGGGGGCATCAAGAGTTGGAACCATGAGGGCTGCATATTCATCCTCTGGAGCAAGAGTTAATGAAGGATCTCCGGTTGATGCAGTTGTATTTCAGGCTCTTCAGAATGATGTCAATACCCAGACCATTGCATTCAATATGGCAATGTCTCAAAAGACTGCAATGAAGCAGGGTAGACATAATGCCTATGTTGCACAGCAAAATGCTGAATCTGCTGCAAGACAAGCAAGATTCGCAGCCAGCCAGCAAAGACTCAGTGCTCAAGCAGTTAAAGAAGGAGCAGATATTCAATACACTGCAGATATTCTTAAAACAACATCTGGATCACTTCAAACCTATTACACCATGAAGAAAATAATATAAGTGGGATTGGGGTTCATAATCTAAAGACACTTCTTAATGCAATTCAATGAAACTATCACCTCAATTATTTAATCAGCTTCCAGCTATTCAGCAGGATCAGGTTCTAGCGACTCCTAATGTTGCAGAACCTCAGAATATGATGAATGAAGCATTGACTCTTCCTGAAGAAGCACAGGCAAGTCTTGCAAATGTGGTCCAGGAACAGGCAATGGCCTGGGCAGATATATTGAGAAAAGGACGTATTGTTGAAGAAGCAAAGGTTAAGAAACGTGCTTCTAATCTTTATAGACCAGCAGTTGCAGAATATGCACGGCAATTGGATTCAGGAGAAAGCAGACCAAAACCTGGGAGTTATGCAGGAAAAGTAGATGATGCTTTTTCTCAAAGTCCTATAAGTACAATAGGAGTTCCTCATGTTGCTGATGTTAAAGCTGATATTGAGGGCTGGCATGAGAATCAAAAAGATAAAATAGCTAAAGAACTAGGTATTGAAGATGATGATTCATTAATGGCTTCTGTTGGTGAAGAGCTCGACAGCCTTTTTATTACTCCCAAAGCAAAGATTCTTGCTGTAATTCAAGATCAATATACTCGGGAAGCCAAGAGAATGGCTGCTGATTACTTATCAGAAATATCTTTGGAAGCAGTAAATAACAAGAAAATGAGTAATGAGAAGGCTATAAATTATCTTCAATCCATGGTTGAAGCAGGAGTTTTCCAGGATTGGGATACCATTGCACTTCTAAAAGAATACGAAAAGAACAAAGACAATAATCAGATGAATTTTGATGCAGCTAACGATCCTATAAAATTCGTTGAAGCTGTTGAAAATAACACCTGGAAAACGGACTATCCCAATGCCAGCCCTAACTTTGTAATGGCTGCATACGGTAGATATAAGCCTGTTTCAGTTCAGGAAACTAAAAGCCAAACAAAGAAAAGAGAAACTGCAGAAAGAGAATTATCAGCTATGGTTCTCGATCAAAATGAAAAGAATAGACCGGTAACTTTAATTAATGACATTCTTGGAGGCAAAGAAACTTTATCAAAACAAGAACTTCTTAAATTGATTGGAGAAGAAACACAACCAACGCTTTCAAAAAGGCGGGTTGCAGAATTAATGAAAAGTGGTAAGTGGAAAGGGATTAAAGCACATGAATTTAGTTCTTTTCTAAATGGTGCATATGCAACTCTTAAAGCAGAACACAAAGCAGGAGTTAGCAAACAACAGACTTTAACCAAAGAAAATTTTCGAGAGCAAAGTGTAAGATTTCGAGAAAAATTGGGAGTAAATCAAGGATGGACTCAGGCGTGGTTTCAAGCTAATGGGATTGGGAATGGACCTGGGTGGTGGAATGATGC